TGGTTAGACGGCAAGGTTGAAGTTAGAAAAATTACCGGCGGATATGTACACTTACAAGGCTGTGTCAATAGTGTGTCCATCATAATGATTGTTCACACTATATCCCTTGTAATATTCCCATGGTAGCAGATCAAGAGATCAATTTGGCGGCGACGCTCGTAGAATTAAGTCAGATATGAACAAATCAAACGCATTAAAATTTGGTAATAGTTTTTGCGTTCTGCCATTTTTACATGAGTTTATGGATCTAGATAATACGCAACGAGTGTGTTGTTTAAGTCCTGATGAAATAACTCAAGAACGGTTAACTGAGATACAACAGTTAATGTTAGACAACCAGTCTGTTCCTGAATGTAGAACATGCGTTAAACCCGAGCAAGATAAGAATTATAGTGAACGTCAACATATCACATCACAATGGTTTAAACGAGAACCAGATATTGTAGATAAAGTTATAGTTACTCCCGAAGTGTATAGTTATGACCTACGATATAGTAACTTATGTAACCTACGATGCCAAACATGTGGTCCTTATGCAAGTAGCACATGGGCTGAATTTTTAAAGGTTGATGACAAGTTTAGGTCGTGGGAACCTAGTAAGGTTGACATAAATCCCAATGCTAAACGAATCTATTTCGCTGGCGGTGAACCGTTTATGATTAAGAGTTTTAGTAAAGTCTTGCACCAGGTTGTTAACAAAGACTGTGAAATTGTTATTAATACTAATGCTACTATTATTACAGATCATATGTTAGAAGCCCTGCGTCCATTTACCAACGTATGTTTTACCCTTAGTATTGACGGCACTGGCGATGTTATTGAAAAGATACGGATTGGGTGTAACTGGGAAAAAATACAGGAAAATATCCAAACATTGAGACAGGAATTAAATCCTAATTTTATGGTTAATACTGTGTTGCAAAAAGACAACATTGATAACATACCTGATCTTGCCAAATGGATTGATAGCCAAAATATCACAGTATGGCATACCACTATTTTAACAGAACCACATCAATATCAATACAAACATTATGTTGGAGACATTGCATGGTCTGACTCCTTATGGCAATACAACTGTGTAAAATCTAATTTGCAAGCACAAAGTTCCCTCAAACAAATTTTTCAAGACCTTAGTTAATGTAGCGTAGCATAATACTTCGTCTACTAACAACATCAACAACATCGCAACTATGCCAACTGTAGGCGTCATTGCGTATTATCCAACTAGTATTATTAGAGAACGGTATTTGTTTAAGGCAAGTACCGTTTTCGTCATTTAAGTTGGTGCCAGTATCCCCACTTAAATATAACTGCCAGGCTATATTAATTTGACTGGCATCTACATGATTACCCACAGCATATCCTGTTGTATCTTCATATAAACTACCCATAATAGCACGGTTACGACTGTAACTTAGATCTTCTAAGCTATAAACAGCCTGTTGAATATTAGTGTGAGACATGATATTTTTTGAGTATTCTCGCCAGAATTCAGATTGTAAATTGTATATCCGACGATTAACGTTGAACCCAGGGGTGTTACTAAGCCAGTTGTCAGTGGGCCAATGTGTGTTGCATAAATGCAACAGATCAGGGTGTAGAGTATCCTCCACGACTACATGCCAGAACGGATCCCAACAAACCTGTGCATTTTTTATCTGATTTATGGTGAAATCCTGGTATTTTTGCCAGTTTATTGTCATAATAGTACTTATCTTTGCCCAAAACGGTTGACTATCTACCAGGGTGTGTTATTATATGTATAGTTAGAGAAAACGAAAAGGAAGGAATCAACATGTATCAGATTTGGATGCGCTCTTGGGAAACCATGGAATACACTCAGCCGATCTACATCAAAGCGGACTCCGCTTCCGATGCTCTGGATCGTGCCGACGAGATGTTTCGTCTCAACGGTTTTCAGGTGAAAAGCGCCTTTCCTGAAGGGCAATGGATTGAGGAGAAATAAGATGAAATACGCAATCTGGCAAATTCCGGTCACCGACGAGATCCTTGAGGATCCGATCGCTAACGAACTTCGTCGCGACGTCATTTGGGGCGAGCGCATCGAAGAAGCTGTTAAAGCCAACCTTTATCGTCTGGTTGGTAAGATTGAAGCCGATAATCTTGAAGATGTCTTCGAAATCGGCAACATTGGTCCGGAAAAGCGCATCAAGCGTTTTGGGCCGATGAGCTGTGTCTCTGTCGGCAATCTCATCGAAGACGAAGACGGAAAGTTCTTCGTCGTCAAAAACATCGGCTTCGAAGAGCTGTCGAAGACGGAATCGGTATTTCGGAAAATTTGAGGAGTTTTTGTTATGGATTATACTTACACCACGATGATTGATGTGATTAAGCGTATCGCCGAAGATGATAGCCCTCGTCACATTCGTCGTCAACTTGCTCGTCTGACCTCTGACGAGAAGCGCAAAGTCCGTGATTTGATGGACTATGTTGAACTTGAATTAAGAGAGGTTTAAAGTTTATTCCGTGATAGTTCAGTTGGTAGAACAATGGACTGTTAATCCATATGTCCCTGGTTCGAGTCCAGGTCACGGAGCCAATTTGCCGGAGTAGCACAGTGGTAGTGCAGGGCATTTGTAATGCCAAGGTCGGGAGTTCGAATCTCTCCTCCGGCACCACTAAAAAAGTTTGAAAAATCTATTTACAAATAATGTAGGATGTAGTAGTATATAAACATAATGATTAATCAATCTGTCTCTGATGAGTCCGTAGGGACGAAACAGATGGTTGTTCTAACTGCGATGCGCTCCGCCCTTAATAGAGCCAGTTAGAAACTAAGTAAGGAACGGAAGTAATCTATACCGTAGTCCTTGGCCATTTGTAAGACAGCAGCCGACCTTGTGGTGTAGGTGTTAGCAGTGTAAAGGTTCTGAGGTTAGATATATCCGATAGGAACTCGCCGCGGCGGTCCGTGTAGGCATCCAAGGATAAACCACATTATTTTAAAACTGAAAAGGAAGTGACTTATTATGACTAAGACTGAAAAGGTACTAACTGCTCTTCGTAATGGTGAAGAGCTTACCGCAAAGCAGATTGAAGCTCGCTTTAGTGTGGGCAATGCCCGCGCTGTTATTAGCGATCTTCGTATGAAGGGTTTTGCTATTTACAGCAATCCCTCTGTCGACAGCAAGGGTACTACCCGGAACTTCTATCGCCTCGGCACTCCTTCGCGGGCTGTCGTTGCTGCTGGCTATCGCGCCCTAGCGGCTGCTTAATAATATTTGGGGCGAGGGATTCATCATTCTCCTTACATCTCCTTACCCTCGCCCCAATATTTTTCTTAAAAGGAGATAAACGATTATAAATAATTTTGAGAATGCCATAATGGGTTCTCAAAATTTTAACTTTGCTTTAATAGGAGGTTACTACTATGGTTAGTTTCACAAACGCTGATATCCGTAAATTTGATCCATTCTTTGTGGGTGTTGACCGTCTCTGGCGTCATATGGACGACTTGAATCGCATGGCAGCAACACCAGTATCTAATTTTCCACCATACAATATCCGTAAGGAAAGCGACGACGATTATTCAATCGAGATGGCAGTCGCTGGTTTTACTGAGAAAGATATTGATGTGACACTTGAAGATCGTAAACTCACAGTCACAGGAAAGGTCGAGAATGAAGAAGAAGGAGAAAGACTTCTCCATAGAGGTATCGCAAACCGAGCATTCAAACGAGAGTTCACACTCGCCGACACTATCGAAGTGGAGGGAGCAGATCTCCAACACGGAATGCTCAAGATCACTCTCAAGAACATCGTCCCAGATAGTAAGAAGCCTAAGCAAATTCCGATCACGAGCGGAAGCAAGTTACTTGAAGGGAAGAGTGAAAAACAACTCCTAGTTGAATAATTTTAGGGGGACTTCGGTCCCCCTTTCTATTTACTTTTGATGAATTTGATAGTAATATATAGAGCATGAGTGACTTTTATACAAACGTAACACGATATGGTAACCAAATCTTATACGTTGGTTATGAAAATGGTCATCGGGTAAAACACGCAATAAAGTTTACCCCAACTCTTTTCATACCAACTAGAAACGAAACCAAATATCGTACACTGGATGGAGTTTCTGTTGCTCCATACAAACCTGGTACAATGCGAGAGTGTAAAGATTTCATTGAACGAAACTCCGCAGACAACTTTCAAATCTATGGTAATCTAGATTATGTTTCACAATTCATCAACAAGAAATTTCCGGATGGTTGTGAATTTGATCGTAATGAACTGAATGTCACTTTCATCGACATCGAGGTTGAGTCTGATCAGGGATTCCCTCACCCAAAAGACGCAGCGTTTCCAATTACCGCAATCACTCTGAAGAACAACGTCGATCATGTGTATCACACATGGGGAGTGGGTGAATATGATACTTCAAAATGTATCGTTGATGTCAAAGTAGATTATGTTCAATGCAAGGATGAATATAACCTTCTACAAAAATTTCTAAAGTTTTGGCAACTCAATTGTCCAGATATTCTCAGTGGTTGGAATTCAGAGTTCTTTGATTTGCCATATCTTATTAATCGAGTATCCAAGCTATTTGGTGAAGAGGAGACAACCAAATTCTCTATTCATCGCATTGCTCCATCCAGTAGAGAGGATAGGTATACTAAAGAAATCTTTTATGATGTATCTGGTCTTTCTCATCTTGATTATATCAGACTGTTTAAAAAGTTTGGATACACCTATGGAACGCAAGAGTCATATTCTTTAAACAATATTGCCAGCGTAGTCCTCGATGAGAAAAAAATCGACTACTCTGAGTTTACGACTTTAAATGAATTATATTTAAAAGATTATCAAAAGTTCATTGACTATAATATCAAAGACGTTCAGTTAGTTGAGCGACTTGATGATAAGATGGGGTTGATTTCTCTTTGTATGACTCTGGCGCATAAAGCTAACGTCAACTATGAGGTTGCGTTTGGTTCAACTAAGATTTGGGATACCTTCATCTATAATATTCTTGTCAAACAGAATATCGTTCTTTCCCCGCAAAAACCAGTCGTCAATGATCGTCGCATTGAAGGCGCGTTTGTAAAAGAACCAAAGAAGGGGATGCATAATTGGGTCGTGTCATTTGATTTGAATTCGCTGTATCCTCACTTAATCATGCAGTATAACATGTCGCCTGAAACAATTATGCCTGGTGTCGTTCATGGCGCAAATGTTGACTCCATGCTTGCTCAGCAAAAATTGGACATTCCGGATGGAGCTTGTGTTGCTGCTACAGGTCAAATCTTTTCAAATCAGAAACAAGGTATCTTTCCTCGTATTGTTGATGAAATGTATGCTGAACGAGCAGATATAAAGAAACGTGCTCTTGATGCAAAACAACAACTCGAAAATCTAGACAAATCCAATAAGTTGAAGAAGTTTGAACTTGAAAAACGCATCACTCAATATGATAATGAGCAGATGGCGATTAAGATCCTTATGAACTCACTCTATGGTGCACTTAGCAACACTTACTTTCGCTACTATGATATTCGTATGGCTGAAGCGATTACCATCTCAGGTCAGCTCTCTATTCGTTGGGCTGAGAGAACAGTCAATGAATATCTGAGAAAAATTCTTGGCACCAAGAAAGATTATGTTCTTGCGATTGACACTGATAGTCTTTATGTAAACATGGGAGACTTCGTAAAGAAAACGATTGGTGAATCTAATAACAACGAAAAAATATCTGAATTCATTGATAAGGTTGCTGAACAAAAATTTGAACCACTGCTTGAAAAATCATATGAAGAACTTCGTAAGTATACTCATGCGTTTGAGCAGCGTATGTTTATGAAGCGCGAGATTATTGCCAGTAAAATGATTATCACTGGCAAGAAAAGATATATTGCTAACGTGCTGAACAGCGAGGGTGTACAGTATGCGAAACCTAAGATTAAGATTACAGGTATCGAATCCGTTCGTTCATCTACTCCGCTAGTTTGCCGTAAACTAATTGAAAAAACATTGTTCATCATTATCAATGATGATGAGGAATCAGTTCAGAAATTTATTGAAGATGCCAGGGTTGCGTTTCAAAAACTAGCAGTTGAAGACGTTGCCTTTCCTCGTGGTGTCTCTGATATTGAAAAATATATAGATAAAAAAAACCTAGATGGATATAAAAAAGGAACACCGATTCACGTTCGCGCAGCGATTCTGTACAACAAAGCAATAATAAATAATAAACTAGAAAAAAAGTATCGGTCTATACAAAACGGTGATAAGATTAAATTTTCATATTTGAAAACACCAAACCCTGTAATGGAAAATGTGTTTGCGTTTCCTGATGTTTTGCCAATTGAGTTTGATTTGAAAAAATATATTGACTACAATATGCAGTTTGATAAATCTTATGTTGAACCTATCAAACACATACTTGATGCTATCGGCTGGTCTGTAGAAAAACAAAATACGTTAGAGGACTTCTTTTCATGACAGAGATTCCTGCAGAATATGCAAACTTAGACTTTGGTTTTAGTGCAGTTGATGAAGCTACGTTTCAAGCAAATCAAGATACAGCTGAATCAACCCCACCATCTATTGATGAGAATGATTTAACCAGAGTTGTACTCAATGCTTTGGCACCACTCGAAGATAAGCTCGATGTTCTTTTGACAAGAAGAAATATCGAAGAGTCTGACGATGTGCAAGTTGCCATCGCACAAGCACAGGAAGAAATAAAAGGTAAAGTAACAGAGCTTGAAAAATTAGTAATGCCTCTGCTCGTTAACCTACTTAAAACTTCCGATAAAGAATACATCTATTGGCCAGACAGGGCATCAAAGGTACAAGCTACAATCGATAAGGTTCTAGCAATTACCAGAGGCTAAAATGTTTTTTGCAATTTTAACTCTTATTACAGCCATTGGCATATCAGTCGTTGCCGCATGGTACTCAATAGTTGGTCTGATGGCAATTTTCGCTGCCGCAGCCATTCCCATTGCTATCATGGGTGGAGTGCTTGAGGTTGGTAAACTCGTTACAGCTTCTTGGTTGTATCGAAACTGGAAAACATCAAATAAAGTTTTAAGAACATATTTGACTACGGCAGTGGTAGTGTTAATGTTTGTTACATCAATGGGAATTTTTGGTTACTTATCCAAAGCTCATATTGATCAGACGTTGGTTGGGGGAGATAATACTTTAGAAATTCAATCACTTGATCAACAGATCGAACAAGAGCAGAGGGTAATAGATGATACGAAAAAAGTTATTGCGCAACTCGATTCAGCGGTCGAGACGCTCACTAAGTTCAGTAGGATTAGTGGACCAAACGGCGCAATCGCCGTGCGCCAGAAACAGACTATGGAAAGAGAGTCACTCAATAACATCATTTCTGAATCTAGCAAAAAAATTAAATCAATTAGAGACTCAAAGAAAGAGCTAACGAAACAGCAGTTAAAAGTTGAAGCTGAAGTAGGTCCTATCAAATACATTGCAGCTCTATTCGTAAAAGATCCAAAGAACATTTTAGAGGATGCTGTTCGTTGGGTTATCATTACGATTATCTTTGTATTTGATCCATTAGCGATTGGATTACTCATTGCCGCAAATTCTTCTTTGAATAAACCAAAACCTATACAGAAAGCAGTCAATGTATCAGATGATTGGAAAGAAGTAGATGTCGAGACGGAGGATGAGTTTACTTTTAAAATTCCAGATGAGATAGTTCAATCTCCAGAAAATACAGTAGAGATTGCTGAAAACTATATGTACGGTGACCTAGAAACTCCGGTTGTTCGAACAGACCAAAATCCATTGATGAGCGAATGGAAAGAACCACTTTACAATGATAGAGATTTCAAAAAAAGAGAAGAACAAAATCAAGATGCGTTTAAACAAAGTGGTGCATACGGTCCAACAAAATTATAATATCTATTTACTTTTATATAATTTTATTATATAATGCTTTAACACTTGGTTTAACAATAGAGGAATGCGATGACTGATTTTTTTCGTAATATCGTAAAAGAGTTAAATGACGACAATACACATATCGCAGCTGATGGATTGGGTTCAAGTGAGTTTAGCGGTACTATTGATACCGGTTCTTACATTTTTAATGCCCTGCTTTCTGGGTCTATTCATGGCGGTGCCCCAAATAATAAAGTACTTGCTCTCGCTGGTGAGAGTGCTACAGGAAAGACGTTCTTTGCTTTGGGTATTGTTAAGCGTTTCCTTGACGATAATCCCAATGGTGCTGTTTTCTATTTTGATACTGAAGCAGCTGTTACAAAGTCCATGATGGAGGAACGAGGCATCGACTCTAATCGAGTGATCGTCTCTGAACCAGATACAATTCAAAAGTTTCGCCATACATCTATTCAGATTCTGGATAACTATGCAAAGACTCCAGAAGATAGTCGCCCTCCAATGATGATGGTACTCGACTCTCTTGGTCAGTTATCAACAACAAAAGAAGTTGAAGATACCACAGAAGGTAAAGAGACTCGTGATATGACAAAGGCTCAGTTAATTAAAGCCACATTCAGAGTTCTCAATCTAAAACTTGCTAAGGTCAACGTACCGCTTTTAATCACGAACCATGTTTATGACGTTATCGGCGCTTATATTCCAACAAAAGAGATGGGTGGTGGTTCTGGTCTCAAGTATACTGCATCTCAGATCGTTTTCTTATCAAAAAAGAAAGATAAAGATGGTAAGGATGTTGTAGGTAATATCATTCGTTGCCGACTGATTAAGTCTCGGTTTACAAAAGAGAACAAAGACGTTGAAGTCAAGTTGAGTTATGATAGTGGGTTAGACCGATACTATGGTCTACTTGAACTTGCTGAAAAGTATGACATCATTAAAAAGGTATCTACTCGCTACGAGTTACCAGATGGCTCAAAGGTATTTGGTAAAGCTATCAATGAAGATCCTGAAAAGTATTTTACTGATGACTTATTGCAACAGCTAGAAGTTGCTGCCGCTAGAGAGTTTAAGTATGGTCAATCAGGCGAATATTCTGATTATGAAGAGGCTGAAGATGAACTTGAAGAAGTATGAAGTACTCTGGGATGAGTATAAAGGTGAAGAGTTAGCTAGAATTAGATTGACTCATGACAAGTTTAATGGTATAATTTATAATTACAATACTGTAAGCGTCATTGAAGAAGGGGATGATGATGGGGGAGCAGTATTAAAATTTGATTATGATATTGTTTCTTCACCTGAAGATATAAACGTAGAATCTTTGACTGAAGAAGATCATAAAGAGTTTGAACAATTGATTGGCGATATTTTAGTTGAAATCATAACGGAGGCGATGGAGAGTGAGGATAGAACAAACAATACTGGCGAGTCTAATTTATGATGAACCTTATACAAGAAAAGTATTGCCTTTTCTAAAGAAGGAATATTTCCAAGATCAAACGGAGAAGGTTCTGTTTGTTTCTATTGAAAACTTTATTCAAAAGTACAATAATCTCCCTACAAAAGAAACATTGCAGATTGAAATTGACAAGCAATCTTCAATTCCAGAACAAGTTTATAATAATGTTGTTGAATATCTAAACAACATCTCATACGACAAAAAAGATCTACAATGGATTGTTGATAATACAGAAACCTTCTGCCAAGAGAAGGCAGTGTATAATGCTATTATGGAGAGCATATCAATTATTGATGGCAACTCCAAAGATAACAAAGGGTCTATACCAACAATTCTATCTGATGCTCTAGGCGTCTCGTTTGATAATCATATTGGTCATGACTTTTTAGAAAATGCTGATGAGCGATATGAATTCTATAATCGTAAGGAAGACAGGATTCCTTTCGACTTAGATTATTTTAATAAGATAACAAAAGGTGGTCTGCCAAACAAAACACTCAATGTGTTCTTGGCAGGAACTGGTGTTGGTAAGACTCTTGCTATGTGTCACATGGCAGCGGCTAATCTTCTATCTGGTAAAAATGTGTTGTATGTGACACTTGAAATGGCAGAGGAACGTATTGCCGAGCGTATCGATTCAAATCTACTGAATATCCCTCTTGAAGAAATTGAAGGATTCCCCAAGAAGATTTATGATGATAAAATCAATCGTTTGAGATTGAAAACCTCTGGTAAGCTAATTATTAAAGAGTATCCTACTGCTACAGTTGGCTCAGGTCATTTTCGTCACCTACTCAATGATCTGAAACAAAAAAAGAATTTTGTTCCAAACATTCTGTATGTTGATTATCTGAATATATGTACATCAACGAGATTGAAGTATGGTGCAAACGTAAACAGCTATACATATGTCAAATCCATTGCCGAAGAACTCAGAGGATTGGCTGTTGAACGAAACATTCCTATCGTCAGCGCAACACAGACAACAAGATCTGGTTTCACTAACAGTGATCCTGGTCTTGAAGATACTTCTGAGTCGTTTGCGTTACCTGCAACTGTTGACTTTATGTGCGCTTTAATTTCAAGCGATGAACTTGAACAGCTTGGTCAGATAATGGTAAAACAGTTGAAAAATAGATATAATGATCCTACAGCCAACAAAAGGTTTGTCGTTGGTGTTGATAGAGCTAGAATGCGTTTATTCAACGTCGATAACTCTGCACAGAAGGATATTGTAGACGACCGCCCAGTAATGGATAAATCTGACTTTGGTCAAAGATATGATGAAGAGGAAAACATGAAATGGATGACGAAAACAGCAGGTCGGAAAAACTTCGACATATTATTCGGTTCTTAGAATCAATGGATGAACAATCTAGAAAAGAATATCTAGCGCATTGTGAGATGGAAATACGATATTCGGATGGTTGGTCCGCTGAATATTATAGAGACTACTTGGAGGCAGCAAAATATGTATGAGATTCGTAAATCGGGTAAGACCTTTCGCGTATATGACAAAGAGAGAAAAAGGTACGTATGCAACACCAAAAGCGAAGACACTGCTAGGCTTTATGTCACCAACTATCTTTTGAATAGAGGGTTTGAGGGCGAGATTCCGGATTTCTTCCTTCGAGACAGCAAATTTGGAGTTGCTATAGACAGCCAACCGCCATGGGAAATGTAACCTATTGAAAACAAACAAAACTTTTTTGAAAAAAAAATATTGAAGGATTTCAATAGGTTGGTGGTAAGCTATTGATTTAAAACAAATCTTTTTTGTTTACTTTTTTGTCAATATAACTTATGATGTTTATATACGATGAAAAGGAGAACATCAGAATGATTCGCGTAATTGAGTTTCTTTCGCTTGTTTCGTTCTTTGCGTTTGGTTATTTCCTGATGGTGGTCCTATGATCACTGTCAAGGGTGGCCACAAAACCCAGAAGAAGTTCATCAAGCAAGTTGCTGATTGGGCTTCTGTTTCTGTACTTGGTCCTCGTCTAGCTCGAGTTGTTGATGTGAATATCAACATCATACGTAATCTCGATGCTGATGGCTGGTGCATCTGGGAAGACGAAGGAGTTTGTGGACGAGAGTTCACGATTGAAGTTCGCGCTGAGCAAACATATCCTGAGATGCTTATCACGATATGCCATGAAATGATTCACGTTCGCCAGATGGCTCGTGGTGAGTTGAAGGAAGTTGGCATCACTCGTGGTGGCAAGCATCACTATCAGGTATGGAAAGGCAAGAAAATTTCCAAAAGGCTAGCTTACGCAAAACACCCTTGGGAGACTGAAGCATACAAGTTACAAGACAAGTATGCAAAACAGTATGTCACTGAAGGTCGTTTCGTATACACCAATCAAATGATTGCCAGAGATAGAAGGATAGAAAAATGACCGAGTTTGAAGAAGAAATCCGTGAACGTGCCTTACTATGGTGGGGTGACAATACCTTTGCTCCTAAGACTGAGCAAGAGATCATAGAGCATTTCTGGGACTGGTACCTTGGTTATGAATACCGATCGCGACCGTCGTATCATTAATAATCTGTTTCGCCTAGCGCAAGACATAGAGCCGATCAAGTCCTCGAGACTTGCGGCTTGTCTTGTTTTAAAAAATAATATTATTGGATTTGGTTTCAGTCAGATGAAGTCGCATCCGTTTCAAGCAGAGTTTGCGAAGAACGAGGATGCGATATATCTTCATGCTGAGACTGATGCTATTAAGAATGCACTGAAGCGAGTCAGTCAGGATGACGTGGCTCGCTCTACGTTGTATGTCGCTCGCGCAAAGATGCATATTGATACGAAGAAGTGGATGTACGGTCTTGCTAAACCATGCCCTGGTTGTGCTCGTGCTATTGCTACATTTGATATTCAAAAAGTGGTTTACACGTTAGATGGAGAAGATTATAAATATATGTAAATCATACTTGGTTGGGATAATCTTATGAAAACATTTAAAGCATATTTGGAAGAAGATATGGTAGCAAAAACTGTAGATCAAGTTTTAAATGAAGGTACCCGTAGAACTTTTATAAGAGAAGCAGTCACAGCCCAACAGGGATTTGCATACGAAAAAAATGCTGCAAATGTATTAAAAAAGTTTAATATAGTACCAAAAGAATTTACTCCTGCGGGTGCTGGTTCGGATATACCGGATCTTATGCTACAAAAAAATAACGTGAAAGCGGGTTGTGAATTAAAAATAACAGCCGCATCTGCGGGTTCATTAGTAATGAAATACAATAAAGGAAACTGGTCTATTGGTACAGATAATGAAAAGAACGATGAAAAATTATTTGTGATAAATCTAGCAAAAGAAGTTGGTGTTTTAAATCAGATTAAATCTATATGGAAAAATGAACCATATAAATTTACTACAAACTCAAAATTAAAAAAAGAAATTGAAGGTCTTGATAAAAGGGCAATTTATTCAAAGGAACTTTCAAGATTTCCAGAAATTAAAGGCAATATTTCAGCTGAAAAAATTGAAGAATATTATAATAAAAAGAAAACTTATTATGTAAATATAGGAACACACGGTTTTTATTTACTGGGCAACAAAAATCCTTTAAAACTTTCCGGCGTCCCTAGATTTGGGACTTCTGCAAATGCATCATATAGAGCAAGAGTACAAGCAAAAGGTGGTGGTTCATATCAGTTTACCTTTGAAATGAGTTTTTCAATTAAAGCTGCTTCAAAATCACCCTTTAATATTGCACCAATTGTAGGAAAGAAAAATGTAAGTATTGATGGTGATAAATTAGAATTGGATTGGTTTTTAAAATAATGCTCAACCTCAAATCATTCATCGTCGAAGAAAAGAATACGCACATGACTCACATCGAGGAGCTGATGTTCCTTGGTGGTGTCGATGGTACACGTCAGGCGATTAACTTCCTTCGTGATCTCCGTGATATGCTGAAGGGTAATGCTACCTCTGCCGTTGACATTACAGTTAAGTGGGATGGTGCTCCTGCTATCTTCGCTGGTGTTGATCCTGCAGACGGTAAGTTCTTTGTCGCTAAGAAAGGTTTGTTTGCCAAGACTCCTAAGATGTACAAGACGAACGCTGATATCAAAGCAGAGTTATCTGGTGAACTTGCAAAGAAGTTTACAATCGCTCTTGCTGAGTTTTCCAAACTTGGTATTAAAAAAGGTGTCTATCAAGGCGACATGATGTTCACGAAAGGTGACGTGAAAGTAGAAACGATTGAGGGGCAGAAGTATTATACATTCCAGCCCAACACGATTGTCTATGCTGTTCCTGTAAACACACCTCTTGGTAAGCAGATTGCGAGAGCAAAGATTGGTGTTGTTTGGCATACAACATATACAGGTAGCACGATTCAGAATATGTCTGCTTCGTTTGGTAAGGGTATTGTTTCTAATTTAAAACAATCATCAACTATCTGGATGGATGATGCTACATATCGTGATGTTTCTGGTAAAGCAACATTCAGCAAGAAAGAGTCAGACCAGTTTGATACAATGCTATCAGGCGCTGGTAAGTTGTTTAATAAAGTTAATGGTGATGCTTTCCGAACAATTACAGGCGACGATGAGTTGCGTCAGAAGACATTGACGTTTATCAATACATATGTTCGTGGTGGTAAAAACTTCCCAGATAGTGATAAGATGGCAACTGGTCTTGTAATGTATCTCAACGATTGG